CCATCATCAGTCTCATTAAATTCTTATATCCTCTATCGGTGGGGTCAATTGTGTCGGTGTGAATTTGCTCTACAAGTTGTTTTCCTTCATCAGTGATTAACGGATTGTTAAGGTCAACAATTTTAGAATTTGTTGTGTAAAACTCTTCTCCAAGTATACCACTTTTTGTCTTACCTGTCAAAATATTTGATAAACTTTTCATAGGTTTCTTTTGCGGGATATTTCGTGCAATATCCAACAATTCTTCGACAGTGCAGGATTTTTCCTGCATTTGTGGGAATAATTTGACCAAAGTTTTTTCACCCAGTCCCTCGATACCTTCAATGTTATCTGACTTATCTCCCGTGAAGATTTTACAAACGGTTACATTCTGATGAGGAATGTCCACCTTGTTAATAGAAATCTTATCACCGTTTTTGAAATATTGTTTGTGAACAGGGGAATAAATAGTTACACGTTCAGAAATCAATTGGGTTAGGTCTTTGTCGGCTGAGAATATAATAATGTTTTCTTGTGTAGCAATTTTACAGTAGTGGGCAATCAGGTCGTCAGCTTCGTTATTTATCATCTCAACTTGTCGCACGAATACCTCCTCCAAATAGGTCTTTACTCTTGCTTTTTGTTGCAAGTAAGACTCGTATTTGTAATCATTCATATCCTGTCTTCGGTTTCCCTTATACAACGGATATATACTTTTTCTTATTGAGGAATTGGAATCTCCGTCCCAAAAGACCACGACTTTGTCGTGGTTGTGTTCATCCAAGAATCGGCGAAGAGTATTAATAAAATGATAAACACCCCCAACGTGAGCACCATCATTATAGAGTTCTTTAACACCATGGAAACCAATCTTGAAAAGATTATCTCCGTCTACCAATAAAGTTTTAGACACATAGTTTGTTTAAAAGGTTACTAATCTTCTCTTTCTTCTTTCAAGTCAAAATCACCATCTGCTCCGATGATATTTTTCCAATACTCGGCGTGTTCCTTTTTATATTTTTCAATTGAAGCTTTTTCTTCAGATGATTCTTTTCCAGCTAAGAACCCGTGTGGTGTAACTATAATTCTACCGTCATCGAAACCTAAACCATTAATGTGGTTCTTTAATACAGATACCTTACTTCTAACTGCGAACTTAACAGAACGTTTGTCTTTTGTTGCAGTAATCTTAGTTGTTCCCGCACCTTTTTGATTACCGAATAAGAACACCAATGATGAGTTTAACCATACAGCGTTTCCACCTTTAGCCATGATTTTTGGTTGACCGAATGGATTATCAGGTAATTCAACCCAAGGTTGATTAATAATAATGAGAGTGTTTTCCCACTTAGAATCTGCCTTTCTTGAACCTGAAATTCTTTGGTTGATACCCATACCAATCTTGTCTGATAATACTGATGCGTTGTGTTGTTTACCACCTTTACCATCGAAGGTCATCTTACACGGCACAGAACCTACAGAATCCCATATAAAGCATAAGCTTGGTGATTGTTGTCCATCTTCATCTTCATAGTCTAATTCACCCTTTTCCTGAGCATCTAACAATGAGTTGATGTAGTCAGTAATTTGTTCAATATAACTGAAGTTATTATTGAAGATGAAAAATCCACCCCAATCCATTTCTCCTGTTTCTTCGTCAACTACTTCCTCACATTCAAAACCCATAAGTTTTGCGTGGTCGAAAGACCACTTTTGTTCTGTGATGATAAACACAGGTAGTATCTTTTTCTTTTGACAATCAACAGCCGCCTTAATAGCTGCAGTTGTTTTACCTGTATCTGAGTGACCCAAGAACATATTCAAGTGTCCAATTGCTGGTCCAGGAAGACCCACTGCATCCAAGAAATCCCCACCTAAGTCGAGGAATCTTTGGGGCTTATATTTTGCTGAAGTTGAAAACTTCTCTTTAACTTTATTAAAGTTGTTCTTCTTGATTGCCATTTTCTATTCTTTTAATGTTTGGTAATTTGTTTTCTTTCGGTCTTTTGTAGAAGATAGAATCTTCTTCATATAAGGTGCCAATTTCCTCCTCGTGGAAAGTCACTAATCTAATGTGTAATTCCCCGTCTTCATCCTCTTCTTTTAACATACCAAAAAGGACCGTATCACCAATTTGTTTACTTCTACCTGAGAAGTAATTTTTATCTTTTAATTGACTTAATATCTCGTAAGACAATACTTTATTATCTCTTGATTGTATTTCAATTTCTTCTTTAAATGTCATATGAAAAAAAATAAGGGTGGCTCTCACCACCCTTGGTTATAAAATTAGAACGGTAAATCAGTATCTACCTCTGAATCTGCTTGTGGGTCAGCAACCTTTTCTTTAGATTTACTTCCACCAACTGTTGTTGTTTCAACAGATGAATCACCATAAACGTATCCACCTTTTTCGCTGTCCCATTTTGGAGTCTCTCCACGAGCAATAGCCTCAAGATATTCTACAGGTTTTTTAGAATAAACATCTGTCCAACTTAATTCGTCGTTAACCCAAGCATTTGATTGTTCTTTCTCTTCATGAACAGGAGTTGGGTCATCATACATAATTGTTGACACACTTGTATACTCCTTACCTGCAGGGGTTTTAGATTTGGTTAACTCGATGATAAGGTCACGGCCTTTTTCAGGGTCAGTGATGTCACCTTTGTTTCTCCAAATTGGAATGATTTTATCCAAGATACCATCATTCTTATAGTTGTGTTTAAATCTCCAAAACTTTGGACCATCCTCTTCGTGGTCTCTATCAATTACTTTTACAATATAGAATTTACGAGACTTATATTGTTTCGCCAATTCTTTGTCAGATTCTTTACCTGTTGACATTAACTCTTCGTAAACCTCATTCAAAGGTGAACGTTCATTGTCATTTTTTCCTGGGTCATAGAACTTTTGCCATTGACCACCGACTTGGATTTCATGATACCAAGCTTCTTTAAATGGTGATGAACCATCTTGAGTAGGAAGGATTCTTACTCTTCTTTGTCCTGATTTCTCTTTATCACCAAGGATTAAAGCGAAATACTTTTTCATTCTTTCGTCTTGCGACATTTTACTTTGGGCCCCGCCCGATGCGTTTTGTGATTTCTCATACTGTGCCAATACGGCGTCTAATACATTACTCATTTTTAAATAATTAAAGTGTTTAAATTGAATTATAAATATAGTTGAAAGTATCTCTGATGTCAAATAAAAAAGGTCATCTTTCGATGACCTTCTGAAAATTTTAAACCGTGTCTTGACCTGGTTGGAACGAACTCCTAATGTCAGTCGGATTTATGTCTTCAACTTCATCTGAAGTTAAAACATAATCTTTTTTACCTGTTTTTTCCATCTCAATTTTTTTGTCATCGAAGAAATCTGATAACTTTTGGTTGAAAGGATATGAATCATAAGTTCTTAATTCTAACTTTTCTTGTGGAGTTTTTTCTCTATACTTTTCGATTTTGTTCTCAATAGTATTGAGTTTATTCATTAGAGCATCCATTTCAGATAGTTTTGATTCTAGCTTTGAGATTTGTCCGAAAAGGTTATTGAAATACTCGTCCTGTTTTTGTTCGATGTTTTTTTGAGAATCCACAAGGTCAGTTATTTCTAACTCTTCTGTTCCGTCTTCACTACCCTCTGTAGAGTCACCCTCATCGTCGATTACTTCTACGTCAGGGTCATTTTCAACATCAATCTTTTCTGGTGTTGCCGGCGCCGTTGGAGCTGCTGGTGCCGCGGGTGCTCCTTCACCCGCACCTGTTGGTGGGATTGCCGCAGTCACTTCATCAGCCACAGGGTCTGTTGGTGGTAATGGAGCTTCTTGCTCATTAATGTATTTGTTGATACTCTTGTATCTTTGAATTTCACTTAGAATTTTTTTGTCTAAACTCATTTTATTATCCGTTTAATAATTGTTTTATTCCGTGTGCGGTTTCCACTTTAACTTTTCTATTCGTGTATACTTGATGTCCCGCTCTTTCAATCAATCCATCTTTTTCTCTAACAACATAACATTCGCCTGTGTCTAAATCACAAACTTCTTTTGTTCCGTTACCGTTGTCTTGCTCAGAAAATCTAACTGACTTTCCAAGGTAATTGTCTAAGGCTGTTTTAATGTTCATAAAAAATATGTTTATTATAAATATAATGAAATAGTTAAATTACATTCTATGCATATGTAAGTGGTGGTGTTAATGTTATTGGTGCCGAATTATTACTACTATCTAAGGTTATATTATATTGAATACCAGGAACTCCACCGGTTATTGTTGGAACCGAGAATTTAAGTTTGGTTGTTCCAATTAATTGTATTGACCTTATGTCTACCAATTGATTATCCACAAATATTTCTCTAACAAATTCTAAGTTAGTTCCATTAATTGTTATAATTGTTCCTGGTGCCGCTGTTGTCGGTGAATATGAAGATACCGTTGTTGGTGGACATGTTGGTGTTGGTGCCGGAGTATTACCTTGACTTTGAGGTGATTGAGGAACCGGTGTTTCTTGGACTACAACTCCACCTTTCAATCCATTATCAGACGCACTCTTAGCCGCCGCAACAAACAATGCTGAGAAATTTTCAACGTATCTTTGTTTATCTTTTTCATACTGCTCCGATGTCATGTTATCAACAGGAAAAGATGTCACATAATATTTCAACAAACCTCCTTGGTCTTGAATTTCATTGATTCTATTTCCAAGTATGTTTTTCATATATGTAAGATATGAGTCAAGATTTCTGAATCTTGCTGCCGGTAGTTGCTTAAGACCACCAAGTGTTTTTGTGTTGACACAAAAGAAAGAATTTTGGATAAAGTTTTCAGTCTGTGAATAACTATCCTTATCCAAAGTAATAAGACCAAAGTTATAATCCCAGCTTGAGAATCGACCTGTATCTGAAAGACTCTTACTGTATGCTCTGACATAACTTATCATGTATATTGCAGTTTGTAATGCAACATTATTAGGTGCCGACGCTTTGATTGCCGCCGCAAAGTCTAACTGACTTATAGATGTTTCTGAAACACCTGTCGTTACCCATGAAATATAAGACGAATCTAAGTTCGCGCTACATGAGTTTTGTGCCGCTAAAGTATTTTCATCTGCATCTTGAACGACATTATTTGCAGTTGCTTGAGTAGTTGTTCCTTGTGTTGTTGGTTGGTCTGTCTTATTAACAACCAAAGCTTCAATTTGAGTAAGAAGGTTTTGGTTGATTGACTGAATGAAGTTATCTATTGGTGGTAAATCATATACCCCTTGTCTAACACCTTCGAACTCAGTTATGAAGTTTCCAGCACTTATTGTGTGAGATACACTTGTAATCATATATGGACCGTTGAACATTGGAACGTGTCTCAAATTAAAATACATTGTTGGTTGAATTAAAGCATTTCCTAATGCAGTAACAGAACAAGTATAACTTCTACCTTTATAATAGTTATATAAACTGGCATTTTGGTTCCCAACTGTTCTTGTATTTGTTTGGTTTGCCATTTCGAGAACAGCCTGAATTGACTCGGAAGTCGCTTTTCCATTATCTTGACCAACACTAAATGATGAGAATATGTTTTGGTTTCTTATACCAATATCAACGTTAAATCCCACACATTTATTTGAAATTGCATAGTCGGTTTTTCCCAATTGGTCTTCCAATAAAGGAACCTCACTACTTCTTCTAAACTCAAAAGAATCATCTCCATACCCCGAAACAATATTCGGCAAGTTCAGATGACCTGAAGGTTTACCAACATAGAAACAAACCATCTTAGGTCCCGACTTTCTATAATCTACATTCCTAAAAGTTCCCCACAAATTATCCGCAAACTCTAGTGAACCTTCTGGGTTTGCAACCGTTAACCCATCAACATCTTGAACGTTGTAGAAATTAACATACGCCGGTAGTGGCATAACAGTGAAGTTATTTTTCATTAGAATTCCACTTATCAAAGTATAGACAGACATTCCTTCGTTAAGGTAATTCTTACTCAACATACTTTTTATATCGAATATGTCTAAGATAATCGTATCACCTATGTTTCTTGACGCTCTATCTAAAAACAATATGTCTTCGAAAAGTGTTTTGGTTTTAAAGTCAGAACCCGCAACCCATTTGTCATTTAATGTTTTGAAAACTTCATAAGTCTCAACCTTACCTTGCATACTTTGAATCTGAGAGTTGATGGTCGCTTCAGTCGGTTGAGATACGTTTGGTAATCCCGCTTTGAATCCGGCTATCACTTGATTTAACAATAAATCTTGATATGTGTTGAGACCATTCAGATAGGTATTCAATTGACCTTTGAATGTTGAGGCATTCAGACTTGGGTTGAGTAGTTTCTGTGTTGCATACATCTTTATTAGTTTCGAACACA